CTGGTAGCAGTTTTGGTAGCCACGGTTGCTCATATTACACCAAACTAACACGGCTGTGTTTGGAGTTTTCAACTCCTCACACATCGCGTTAATGTAAGCCCCAGTTATTTCTTTACCATTGACGAAGTGTCTTTTGGCAAATTCGAAATAATGGGACGAACTGTTCGGTTTGTAAGGTATATGCATGCTTTCTAGTATACTCAAGTAACTCAGATATAACGGTTCATCAAAAATGACGATGTCATCTCCAAGGAGAGCATACTTGTTCCTAGCCTTATTGTAGGAACCAGCAGCGATCCAAACTATGTAATGATGGACAAGGGCCATAGCTGGCCAGGAAGACAGTGCTCCCATTGGCTGTCCAACCTCATAGCTTAGATACCTTTTCTTTCTAGTCATATGTGAAGATAATTCTGCATCTATGAAGAATCGTCGATTCCAAAGTTTGCACCATACAGTTCCTAAGTTAGGAATGATGTTATTTAAAGCTTCTTTGTATAAGAATCTAGGAATCCTATCACTAGCATCACTAAGATCACTATAACCATAAAAGGTCTGGTTTTCTTTGTGCATATATCTAGCCACATAGGCAATCTTATTATGATCGAAAGTACAGTCTTCAGGAATTTTTCTCAAGATATCCATTAGTAAATCATGAATAGGTTTAAGCAATTCCTGCGTGATTCCGTCCACAATAGCGGCGACTCGGCATTTTAATTTTCCGAACTCCTGAATATACAAGAGTCTTCCAATTTCTGGTTTTCTCTCAAATTCATGTTCACAACCTTCCATAGGTTGGTAGCGATCATTAAACTCAAGAGAGTCCATGCCATATATCTCCTTTGCCAATGCTTTTAAGTTATTCAGTTCGGCTGGATTTAATCGTAGTGCATAGGAGTCAACTAATCGACTCGCAAATGCGTTTCCATTAGGGCCAGCTTTACTAGATAAATAATAACTTGGTAACTTAGGTGAGCGTTTGCTTATGATAAACTTCGGTAGTCCAATCTCTTGGATATCCGACGCAAGGCCATTGGATACATCAATTGATATTTCCACCTTTCCGTCTATCGAAGCGAGTTCAGTCGAGCATACGGTAATAAAGATTTGTTTCAAGCCTATTATGGTCATGATTAGTCTTTGTACCTCTATGGTATTAAGATCAAATTGCGATTTTAATCTACGTTTGATCCACTTTAAATAGTTGCCTTCTCGAACGAGCGCGTAGTCCACATTAGGTTCTTCGGTCAGCAAATGATTTACTAACTGTTTCTCCATTAACTTTAGATAGTTAATAACAAACTTCGCACCTCCACGGTTGTGTAGATGGAAAACGTAAGATACCAAGCTATCAATCACTTCTGGAGAGAAGGATTCAGTGAACAACATTTGTGTCAGTTGTTTTACAACACCCGGGCTTGCCCCTGGGGACAGACCTTTTACAAGGATCTTCTCAGCTTTTGCTTTACGATCGATTAATTTAATTTGATCTTTCATGCGAAAACGATGTGGGTTGTTGGGTTACCTAGATAAGCGCAACCGAACTGTGGTTCAGACTCTATAATAGCAAAGTAGATGATGAATAAGTTCACCAAAACTAGCATTGCCCTTTAAATAGGG